GATGGCGGTGCCGCTGTCTGGGCATATGGTCGCATACGTAACACTTAGCTCCCCGTCGGTGCAATCAATCGACTGAATAACGTCGAAACAATTGCCGTTACCGCTTCCGTTACCGCTACCATTGCCGCTACCATTGCCGCTACCATTGCCGCTACCATTGCCGCTACCACTGCCGCCGGTGCCAGTGCCGCTGCCACTGCCGCCGGTGCCAGTGCCGCTGCCGCCTGCTACAAATTCGAAGGTGGGGCCATATGTAGATGAAGCGCCGCCCGAACGAATACGCATAATAACCTGGGTGCCGTTGGCTATTACGGTGCCAGGCAATCCCAGGGCATAAGCCGTATTAGTTTTTTCGTCGCCTTTTAGTCCTGGGTTAGCAACTTCATAATTGCAACCGTCTAAGCTAAGAGCAAGCTGGCGCCATGAGTAACCAATTGGGCACGTTGAGCCCGACGTTAAAGTAGTACGGCCCGTTATTTCGGCAACGAACCACTGCGGCGTAGAAACAGCTATTTCGCTGCCTGCGCCGTCGTAGTTAATTACAATACCTTCGCCTGCTCTTATCGTCATGGTTATACCTGGGCGTCAAAGTAAGCTTTAAGTAATTTGCGTAGCTGTTGAATTTTTGTTTCAATCTCGGTGCCGTCCAAAAACACGTCGCTGTCCTGGGTATTTCGTTTTCCCGCCCTATTGCTTACGGAAACGGCGTAGCCTTTTGTAACCGTGCCGTTGACGTCGGTAATGCTTGTTTCACTAATTAATATTTCCATGTTGCTCCTAAGTTTTAATAATAAAATTTAAGCCAATTGTAGGCTGCATATTGTTATGGCTGCCGCCGCCGCCGGTGTTGTTTGCATTAGTAATAAACAAGTTGTGAGTGTGGTCTAAGCTTGCGGATGCAGCTCGACCGTTTGAGTTGCCGCCTTGACTTTGGTTTCCAAATAAACTGCCAGCGTATCCACCACCTGTTGCAGAAAACCCTAATGCCATTAAACCAAGCTGACTTCCGCCAACTGTTGTCACATTATGGGTGTGACTAATATTAGCATTCATGCCGCCTGTTGCATTATTACTGCCGCCTGACGTTGAACCAACGGTGTTAGGGTGACTATGCGCCGGTATTTGGCTAGCGCCAAGGGTTTCTGTTTCGGTTCCTAGGGTGCCGCCTAACGTGCGGGCTGTTGCGCCTGCATAGGTGCCGGTACCCACTTGCGACGCAACCCTTCCCCTCATGTCTGGCAGGGCAAAGGTAGTGCTGCCATCGCCAACCCCAAAAACCGTACCGATTGCAGAAAATAGTGCGCTATATGTGCTTCTACTCACTAGGTTCCCGTTAGCTAAAAGCCAACCACTAGGGGCCGTAGTTGTGACGACGCCGGCGGCGGCGCTTTGTGTTACCGCACCGGCAAACATTTGCATTGACCCGGCGGGCAATGTCGTGCCTGGCGTAACTGTTTCCCATGAAGAATTAATGCCGTTTGTCGTTAAGTATTTGCCCGAATTGCTTGCCTGCGCTGGTAGAATTGCATTGGCGGCGTCGTTTGCCGTTGTTTGCCCTGTGCCGCCGCTGGTAATTGCCAAGGTTCCGGTGTGGTCGCTGCGTGCTAAAGATGAAACTAAAATTTGAGCATTTCCGGCGGCGTTAGTTAAATATATTTTACCGTCGGCGGCGTTGACCGATATTTCGCCGGCTGTTGTAGCGGCGGCAACGGCGGCGGCGGTGTAGCTGCGCTTTGGCTTGATCGGATTAGGCACTAAAACGTACCCCCGTCAACGGAGCTGCTGCTACTTAAGTAGTCGGTGCCTGCCGTTGCTGCTGTTAAGCTGGTGCCCGACTTTTTAAATATGCTGCCGTCGCTGGCTGCGCTTAAGTCGCCGCCGGTGCCGCCTTTGGCCAGTGATATTGCCGTTGCTGACCATGTGCCGGTAGTAATTGTTCCCAGGGTAGTAATAGCTGTTTGGCCTGCCCAGGTTGATTTGATTGTTAGGTTGCTGCTGCCGTCGGTAGTAATACTAACGCCGTCTACATTGACGTTTAAGGTCGTGCCGCTGAAGCTTAAGCCGGTGCCGGCGGTGATAGCGCCTGACGACGAAAACACTGTAAAGGTTAGCGCAGTTGTTCCCAGGGTGATAGGGTTAGCCGTAGTTAAAACGTAGCCACGCCCTGCGTTGATGGTGCCTTCTTCAACAAATGTAAAAGCGCCGCTATTAAATTTGGTGCTGGTGTCGCTGTCGGCGCTGCGTGTCCAACCCCCTGACGCAACGTCATAAATGCCGTTATTTGACGCCGTTGTTTGGTTTTTGACTAATATCCTATCGCCTACAATAACGGCGACGCCGTCAATTGTTTGCGTGCCGCTAAGGGTAATATTGGCAGTGGTTGAAACTCGGCACGACGCTTTGACGTCAAGGCCGCTGCGGGCTGCGTCTACGTATGCTTTAGTGGCGGCGTCCTGGGCGCTGGTTGGGTCTGCAAGATTGGTTATTTTGTTGCTATTTAAAGTTACGTTTGCCGTGGGGGCTGCGAACTCGTCAAGGCGTTTTCCAAGCACGTAGGTGCTTATGCCGGTGCCGGAAACGGTACCAGTCAATACGGTGGCGCTGGTAAATGTGTTTGTTGTGCCGCTAAAGGTTTGCGTGTTAGTTAGTCCGGCAAAGGCGCCCGGCCCGGCTAATGCCACGACGCTGGACGCAACGCCGCTTCCTGCGTCGCCGTAGCCGTAATACAGCACGCTTGACCCGCTGCCGCCGACCTCGTTAACGGCAAGCTCTCCGTTCATAAGCGTACTTGGGGCGTCTCCTGGGTTGCCGCCGCTGTTTCTGCGTTTAATTCTAATTGTATTTGCCATGACTTTTTCCTTTAAAAATTTCCGCCGTCTAAATAGTTTGAATTAACCCACTGGGCCAGTGCGCTGTTAAATTTTAATAGCTGGCCGTCTTGAATGTTGACTATGAGCACGTCGTTTAACCCGTCCAAGTCCCCTTCGGCGCTGCCCGGTGGGCCTGCTGGCCCTGGGGGCCCTTGCACGCCTCTGGCCGACGCTGTTACCTGGGTGACAAGCTCCTGCACCTCAACGATGCGGCCGCCTTTTTCGACGACGACAAAATTGGGATAGTCCTTGATTGTTCTTGCCTGCGGGGCGGTTTCTTCCGGCATGGCGCTAATAATAAAGGCTTGCGTGTTTTGGTCGTTGACTTGCACGGCGCCGGCGCCCGCCGTAACCGTAACGGATTGGCCAATGTCTGCAATGCGGTTAGTGCTCATCGTGTAACCCCTGCCCGTACTGTAAAGCTGCCGTAAAGGGGCTTGTTGATTGTTGTGCCGCTAATAAGGATTAAATCATAAACGTAATTGCCGGCGGCGATTGCTGCTGTATCGGCGGCGCTGATAAACAAACTAATGGCGCCGGTGACGCCGCCCAGGGTAATGCCGCCGTTTTGGGTGGTAAGTTCTTTAATTACTACGGTGCTGGTTGCGGTGCTGCGTAATTGCATTTTTGCCGTAAAGCCGGTTAAATTGACAAGCCCGGCGGCGGCGTCCCTCAGAATAACAACCCGATCATAGGTTGCGCCTTGGTCGCAAATTGTGTCGTAACGGCCCGCTGGTGCGCTCATAATTACCCCTTTCTAATAAATGACCTTACGACGGGGTAAAAAGTAGCTGGAAGGGATAAGATTTATACGGCGGAATGCCTTCGAATGCGCTTTCTGTAGCAAGGCCAACGGTGGCGTAATAGTGTTTCATGTTTTTGAACCACGGGAAGGTATTATGCCCTGCCGTTATGTGGTTTTTGTTTTGGGGGGTGTATAAAAAACCCCCTAGTTCTGGTTCAAGATAAAGAAAACTAAATTCAATGTTTACGATTTTTGCGGCGCTGGGAAGGGTGCTGCCGGTGTCCTCGTCTACTTCCATCTCTGGAAACGGTTCTGGCATTGGCCGGGTAGTGGTCCATCCTTGAAATAGTAGCGTGCCAATGTTATAGCCAAAAAATTCTATTTGATTGATTTTGCCTAGGCCGTTAAAAATGTTGTCGCCTTCCGAAACGGTAAAAGGCACGTGGTGCCAGGTAAGGGTAATATTTTTGGATTTTTTAAGTAGTCTTACTTGCCCTGGGAATGATGGTGCGGTGGCTTCGCCGGTGCCGGCCATTCTGTAAGTGCCGTGTTGGGCCGTAAGATATTCAACGCTCGTCTTGCTTTGAAACTCAACAAAACGCCAAGATTCGGCGGCGACGTCTGCCGTTACTTCTCCGCCGTCGTCGTCGTAATAGGTTATTTGCTCAATGCCAATTGATTCGTCTTTGTAAAGGGCGTAGGGCCTGGGCGCAAACTCTACAACAACTTTGGCGTATTCGTAGGCCGCATATGATTCAATAGGCGGCGCCTCTAATTCTTCTTCTGCGTCGGCTTTTTCATAAAACTTAAAGCCCTCAATTGTTGCAATTGAAGATACAAACAACCATGGGAAAACAGGGTGCGCCAGTGGCAAATTGCGGGCTAATTTCCCAAACGCAACGCTTACGCTGCCCAGTGCGTCCCTGCAAAATTGCTCGACGTCTTCCCAGGGCATTTGGTATTCGATAGTGGCTTTGCCGCCTTCCATCGAAAAGCCTGCCGATGATTTTGCAATACTGCCTACACGCTCTTGATAGTCTGCCATGGGTGCGTCTCGTTTTTATCCAAACAAAAATTTTTGTATTGAATTGCCAGTACGGTAAGCCGTGCCTAAGCCAGTGGCTTCAAACGCTACAGTT